TTCCGCATTAAAACTGGTGCAGAAGAAGATAAAGAAACCATTGACAAAAGAATAGCCATATTGGAAAAACATGATAATTGGCAATACAAAGAAATTACTAAAATGTCCAAAGGTATAGAGAATATTGAATCTGAGTTATTAGATAATAACCTAGAAAGAAAGCGAAAATATATTTTAGATTTTTGTTCTTCCATCTCTAATGGTCAGAAACAGAATAAGGAAGCTTTTAATAATGTATTCAAAACATACAAGAATTATGAAAAGCTTTTAAGCGATCATAATATGGAGAATGGTCAAGCAGAAGAAAGTATGAAATTCATTTCTGAAAAATACCAAGAGTATTTAAGGAATGATAATTTTTAGTGTCAACAATTCTAGCATATCAAATAAATTATCAATTCAACTTATAAGTTTCTTTTATATTATATGCATAATAAAAATAGTTCTATACATACTAAATACATGAAGAACAAAGTTGGAGAATACAGATATAAACATAATATGTCTATTGCGGAATTAGCAGAACGAAGTGGTATGTCTACTACTGCTATTTCCAATTTGGAAAATGAATATACTTCTGATATTCTTTTGTCCAACGCAGTTTCTCTATCACATGTATTACAAGTGGATTTGTATGAACTATTTTGTATTAAGCGATAGGAGGAATTGCTTATGAGAACATATTTTAATTTGATATGTGAAGAAGTTGAAGCAACTGGTGGGAAAGTAATTCATATTGACAAGAATGCAGGTGATATGGAAGAAGTACACAAAATAGTTTGTGAACACATTGAAAAATATCCCAACGCCAAGTGGGAACTTTATCCTATGATTATTAATAATTAACCAAGTACATATGACAATTGAATATAAGAATTATGAAAGAGCGGATTCATTTGGATTCGCTCTTTTGTTATGTAAAGGAGAAAATGATATACAAGAATTAAAATTAACATCTCCTATCGCACCTTCAGTCAACCACTATTTAGGTTGGAGAGCTATTTTAAAAAATGGGAAGCCAATGGCGGTAGGATATAAAAAACCAGAAGCAATTAAATATCAGAAAGAATTCGCAAAATATGTAAAGACAGAAGCAAAAAAACAAAACTGGATTAAATCGGATGACAAATCACAGCACTATTATATGGATTGTATCTTCTATTTTGACAGAGTAGACAAAGATGCCAATAATAGTTTCAAGTGTCTTGCCGATGCGATTACAGACAGCGAATCAGTGTGGATTGATGACACTCAGTTATGTGAACGTGTACAAGGGATTTATTATGATTCAGAAAATCCACGAATAGAAATTACAATACGACCTGTTGACTACATTGGAGTTTTTGACAATGCTTCACAGTTTGATGAATTTAAATCTCACTGCATCGGATGTAAAAGATACAAACGAAATTGTAGTCTTCTAAAGAAAGCTATAGAAGGTCGAATTCAAAAAGAAATACATAATGGAGAATGTGAAAAATTCTCGCCAATAAATGATTAAAGGAGAAAAAGGAATATGAAACTTTTAGAGTTTGTAGAAAAGTATAACAACATGGCAAATAACACATTAAGGGAACAGTTATTAAGTAAAATCAAAATCACCCCTTATGTATCATTCATTAAGAAAGAAGTTTACGCACAGTTGATTGTAGATAAGACAACATTTGAACAGGAAGCTTATGATGATAACGGAGTAACAAAGTATCGTAAAACAGATAAGATTAGAGTAAATTCTGTTGCTCAATATGTGCAGTTTTGTCGTGCCGTGATTGAATTATATACCGATCTTGAGATTGACGAGGATGATAAAGGCTTTATTAATGGATATGATGCACTCAAATCATCTGGCTTACTTGATATTTTAATGGTTGGTTCTGATAAAGATGATCCGCTTATTCCTATGAGTGAGTTAAGTGAGTTTAAGACCATTTTAACAATGAAACAGTCAGATACTCAGTTTAATGAGACAACCACTCAGGCGTTTATTAGCAAACAGATTGGAAGAATCTCTGATCTGGCAAATGCTACTCTCACACCACTTGTTGATGTTGTGAATAAGAAACTTGATAGTTTATCCAATGATGAGTTGAGAAAGATTCTTGATGATTATAAACTTAAAACTACTGAAAATTTTAAATAGGTATAGAAATTCAAATTTCATGAGGTGTTTATACTTATAAAATCGAAAAAGCCGTGACTGGCTGCCACGGACTTTTCCACTTTCCTTGTTCGAGTAATGATCGTCACCAAAACTCAGCTCCTATCCGATTTTATTAGTTTTCATCTTTGAATAGAATTCCAATCAGTACGCAAAATACATTAAAGAATCCTGAAATGAAAGCTACTTGAACAGCCTCGCTCATACTTCTCTCCTTTCGTGGTTGGCACGAGATTCAATTGGTAGAGTTGAGCTGTATGAAAATGTATACGAAGTATAAATATCACCTTCGCCTTTCTGTACCAAAAGGTACTCGAATAGGGTTTATAGTTACATAAAATGTAAGTACCTACGAATAGGATTATATCACAGATTGGCGAAGAATTAAATAGGCTCTATACGTGTCAAAGCGTATAGGGTTTTTCTTATGGAGAGTGGTTATACTGCTCTCCTATTTTAGTGTAAAAATAGTGAAATTATAGTGAAAATTTTGGAGGTGATGAAATTGGCAAAAAATATATATGCAGATTTTAAAAAGAAGTTAGACAGAATTGAAAATCATATTGCAGAAGAAGTCGCACCACAAGCAAATGAACTTCTAAAAGAATCTGTTAGATATTCATTAATAGATTGGTATAACGACTACACTCCACAGTCATATGAAAGAACATATAACTTTATGAAAATTCTTGATTCTACAAGAACAAGAGGTAAAGGAAATGTTCTTCGTTTTTCAATTGATTCAGGTGCAATGGATAACTATATTGGTTGGGCTGGATATGGTTGGGGAAATACCTATGATGCGCCAAGAGAAGACGGAAAATATTCTAATAAAAAAGGTAATCATCAGAAATTAAATGCCAGCCTTGCATTTGACTATATGTTTATGAATGGTGAACATGGTCATGGTCATTGGATGATGCATAGATCCATCCCTCCATATATGTATGTAGAGCGAGATATCGAAAGTGGATTTGGTGGTCGTTTGGATGACATTATCAATAAAAGAATAGAACAAATTTTAAGAAAGTGAGGTAGGAAATGCCAGGTACATATCAGTATGATTTAGAAATTAAATCAAATGTAGAAAAACTGCTTAAAGATATGAAACAAGTCCAAGACAGATTAGATACTGTTGAGGGTAGAGAATATACAATTAAATTTAATATTGATGAAAAGAAATTATCTAGTGTAATTTCTAATCTCGAAAAGATGCTTGATTCTCTTGGTAAAGGAACAGGTAATTTTAAACAGTTTGAGAATTTATCGAAAGAACTATCAAGTATTGTATCAGAAGTACAAAGTATAAGTAAAGCCTTTGGCAAAATAGATGATTCCGGTGCTAAAACACTACTCTCTTCTATCCAGAACATTGATAAGTCACTATCTGAACTTAGTCAGAATATTCTCAATGTTAATAAAAACATGAGCAATATGGGTGGCAATACGAGTGGTGCTGTCAAACAAGTGGAGAATATTAGTAATGCATATCAAGATGCTGCTAAAGAAGCTGAGAAATTGGCTGATGCACAGAGTAAGATTGGACAGAAAACGAATATTTCATCTGGAATGAAAGACACATTTCCTAAGACTTCTGAAAACTTAGAACAGGTTGCACAATCTGAACAAAAAATACAGCAAGAAGCAAGGGCAATCCAGTCAAAATGGGAACAAGCCGAAAAAGCAATTCAGAATTACATGAATGCTGTTACAAAACTTAATAACCTTAAAGCCTCTGATAAAAGCACTGGTAAGAAGTCATATGAAATCGCAGGACAAATTGAGGAAATTGAGAAGTTAAAAAAAGAAGCTTATGATGCAAGACAAGTTTTATCTTCTATGATAAATCCTCAGAATGTAGATACAGATACATGGAAAAGATATGTTGACGTGATAAATCGGCTCGATCAGGCATCAAATGGATCTGCTGAATCGGTTAATAGATTAAAAGACTCTTTAAAAAATACTCTAAATTCAGAGTTGAATTCTTTGCAAAATTCTATTGATAAATATCAAAATATCATTACTCAGGCAAAAACATACCCATCTGATTTCAAACCAAGTACAGAATACAATACAAAACTTGCAAAATTAGAAAGTGCAAATAATGCACTTAAAGACTATAAAGCTTCATTGCAAGGTGTTAATGAACTTACAAAAGAACAACAAAATCAGATTAACAGATTAACACAGAATTGCGAAAAAGCTGCTACAGAATTCAAGAATCTTTCTGCTGCTGAAAAAGGTACAATTAAAGTCGGTGTTGAAAAAGCTATTCAGAGAATCAATAAAGATTTAGCAGAGAATACAAAATATTCTGCGGAAGCCAAAGCCGGTCTTAACACATTGTTAGAACAATTAAAATCTGGCGATCCAAGTATTAATTTAAGAAAAATCACAGAAGAAATTATTAAAATTGAAAATGCTGAAATTGCTGCTGGTCGTGCTGGAAAATCTCTTTGGGATATTTTTAAAACAAAGTCTACATATGGTTTCATTGGTCAGATGCAA